AAGAAACATTAATAGCTTGGATTTTTAATGAAAACAAAAGAAAAAACAAACAAGAAGCATTAAATGGATTAGCAGAACTAGAAAAAATTGTAAATAATTATACTAATACGTTAGGAACAAACAAAACATATGGATTAAATGGAAGTTTTGTAATTGAAAATAATAGGTTTTCTAGTGGTGTTAAATCGATCACTAAAATAGATGCGAAAATAAGCCCAGTAGTTTCTGCCATCACCTATAATACTTTTGTAAAACAAATCACCCCAGATAACATTAATTGGGAAGCAACTTTTGAAATGAGAAACAAAAGAAAACCATTGAGTGGAGAAACAGAAAGTCTAAGACAAAAAGAAAGTGAATTTTTCTCGACAGTCTTTAGTGAAAACTATTTAAACGTTCCTATTTTCCCAACTTATAATTTTGTATTTGAGGGTAAAAAAAACTTTTTAGGTATTATAGATCAATGTTTTAAAGAATTTGCAGAACAAAGATTGTTAGTAACAAATGAATTAAATAATTTTTTAGCAAAAAAAATTGAAGGCCCAACAGGGTTAGGATTTAAACCGACCATAAGAAACGTTATGGGTATTATTTTCGCATCTATTGAGGCTTTTTATCGACTAATGGATCAAGTTCATAGTGATGCTTGGGATAAAAGAAATAATCCAATCAGAAAAAGAGCCATATTCACAGAAGACAATCCAGATAAACCAAATTCAACTGACACACAACCCGTTTATCCATGGCCACTTTATTTGAAAAAAGATAAAGATGGGAAGTATGAAGTAATGTATCCCGGGGAATATTCTGAAGTTTTTCTAACTCGTGGATCCGATTACTCAATATGGCCCGAAATTGAGTTTGTTGAAGAATATATTAAAGGATTACAGAACAGTCAAGAAAGTTTAACAAATATATCACCAACACAGTCAGATTTGGATGGTAGTGGGACAGTCAATCGGATTACCGTAAATGGTGTTGAGTTCCCAACAAATAATATAATTTTAAGTGATTATCAAGATGTAAAATTTCTTTATGAAATTTATGAAAGATTTATATTATCGGCTTTTTATGATAGGATAGCAAACGAAAATTCAGAATCGTTATCGGTACATTCAGATATTGCAACGATGGAATTTACAAATATAAAAAGTTCTTTAAATGGGTATTCTAGTCCTAATTTGACAAAAGTATTAAAAAATTTTGATTTAAATTCAGATACTTTTCTTACTACATTAAGAAAAATTTCTAATGATGGAACTGGTTTATCTTATCAACAATTTATTCGTGGTATTTTTACATCCGAATATATGAGAACAATTACAAAAAACGATTATGCGATTTTAAGTAATAACACAATATCGTCCGCTAATAATAGTTCGAACAAAAATCCAAAAATTTTAAGTAAACTTAAAGAATTTGTAAAAAGTCCAAAATCAACAACAACCGATTTTTTAGATTTATTACCATTTAGAAATTCTGAATGGGTCTCTCAAAATATGGTAAACGTAAAAAACAATAATAAAAATTTATACGATACAACTTCTAGTTTATTTTTAAATCCAGACATCAATTATATTACAAATTTTGAAAAACCATCAAACTATGACACCAATCTCAACAGACCATTCGTCAACAATTCATATTTAAAAGTTGATACACCAAATATACCTAATAATACACCATTCCAAGCAAACGGAAATAACTCTACTGTAGGATTTAATGTTTTTTATGATGAAAAAATTAACACAAATTCTAGATCTATCACTGAAGGGTTACTAAAATACTCAAACAAGACTGGTAATTTGACATCAAATCAAACAGTGTCAATGATTAATACACCGTTTTTTATAAATGCAATAATGGAAGGTGTTGAAAATGAAAAAAATAACGTACCAAATCCATATATTGCCGCGGCCTATCTTTTCATAAACAGTCTACCCTTAGCAACATTAAGGGAAAAATATAAAAACATCGGTGATAACAATACCGACTTAAATTATTTGTTCTCAACACTTACCAAATTCAGTGCCGTACATAGAATTCCATATCCTTGGATTTTGAAACTAGGATCAATATGGTATAGGTATAAAACTTTTATTAATGATGGTGTTGATATTTTAAATAACTCTTGGAAAAGTATTCCAACCAAAGAATATTATGATCCAACAACACTTAATTTATCCACAGAATACAATTTTCCAAATTATCAAAATAAACCAACAACTGTTTTTGCACAAAAAAATATACTCGGTACATCATCATCTTACATTTCAATAAAAAACGTTGGTTTTTATCCGAAAATTATAAATGATTTATTCTTTTTTATTACTGGTCAAAATTTAATGACAGGGTATACATCAAACGATATACAAAAAGCAACACTTGAAGGATTAAAAATTGGGAGTACAAATAGTACAATAAATCTACAAGAAGGATTTGACCCAACAGCTTTGAATAGATCTCTGAAGTTTAACGGATGGTTTGTTACATTTGATACAAATCAATCACCTAAATTTGGAACAAATTTATTTGGTAAAACAATTATTTTACCATCTTTTGGAACAACAAATAATCAAGTATTTTTTGAATGTTTTGAACAAGGGTCTCAAGGAATTCAAATGACACAAGAAGTTTTTAGAAATAAAGCCGTGGATGACGGATCTGTTAGATTTTTTTGGGACGCAGCAAATTTTGGTTATTTTGAAACTCCAAGTATAAACAAACCAAACTATGATGAGTATCTAAATAATTTTAATTCATCTAAAAATAATAGTGAGGCATTTACGTTTAGCACTGAATATTCTAAAATAGAAGAAATTTTTGGAGTTTTTAAAACAGAAATTTTAGATTCATTTGCGGATGAATTTTTAGCGTTCTCAAAATCAAAGAATAAATTATCACCTGAGGACGTTGACCCAACATACATCACATTTAAAAATTTTCAGAATGTTTTTACAAATTGTTTAATTATTGATCAAATTCCAAATATTCTAGATGAAAAAAATTATGTTAGTACTTGTGCTAAAAACCAAAATATTGCAATTACAAATAGGTTAAATTCTTTTTTAAATTTTGATATAGCGTTCAAATTTGGTAATCCAGGTAATTTCGATAGAAGATTGTTTGGAACTTTTACAACATTACCAACATATCGTGTTGTTGATGAGTATACATACAATCCCTATGTACTTGGGTCATTGCCAGGAGACTCAATACAAACAAATTTAATTGATTCTCAATTTAGATATCCAAATGCTTGGAGAGTTTTAAGAAACTACGTTGGGTTTTCAACGATTGAAAATGTACAATATTCTTCTTCAGGAAGTTATATCACTGACTTTTTTATTACTATGAATATTGAGTTTGAAAGTACAAACGTTATCACTTTCGCTCCATTAATAAAAATATTTGCAACACAAAAATTACTTAATAATGGGAATTACGATAGAGCAAATTTCATTCTAGACATAAATGATTTTTATTTAGAAAAAAACACATTTATGGAATTGGTGATGAACGAAACTATGTTGAATCTAAGAAAATTTCTTCCACAAGTACAGGACACAACAACTAAACCAATTAGAACTTCATTAGATGGTGTAACACCCAAATTAGAATTATGGTCGGCCTTTAAAGCGTTTAATGATAAATGGATTTCTGGTTCAGATTTTAAAGAAAAATTATTGTTCGAACAAGTGGTTTTTCTAGATAGAGCAAACAGAGATATTGGTGATTTAGCAATCATTGATGTTTTTTCTTTAAGTCAATATGCATCATCATTTAAAAATATGTCAACTAGAGTTATTGATTTAATCAGTAAAATTATTGCAGATAATAAATTTTTAATGATGCCTATGCCAGCCTATATCAATTGGTGGGGACAAGGACAGATTAAAAACGGAATAAACCCCAAACCTCAAAGTGTTGAAGACGTTGCAAATAATTTATTTGGTGTCTACAACGATGTGGACACAAGATATGCCGAACCGACATTTTTGTGCTATTATGTCGGTAATCCAAGTGAACATTTAGTAATGGGAGACACTAGTGTTGGGGGATATCGAAATGACTCATTTGATTTGAGAACACAAAATCCTTTAAATTATAGTTTAAAAGATAAAACAGATTGGAAAAATTCTAATATGGTTGTGGGATTTAATGTAGATTTCGGAACTAGAAATCAAGCAATTTTTACTTCTTTACAATTGGATCAAAATTCCGCAGCCGCAACAACAGAGGCTAATAGAGTTGTTACTGAACTTGCAGCACAAGCTGGTGGTACTAAAACATCGTTGCAAAATATTAGTCTCTATAATTTATACAAAGTTCGTAGTTATACCGCCAGAATAGAATGTTTAGGTAATATGATGTTACAACCAACTATGTATTTTAATCTTAAACATGTTCCTATGTTTACTGGCCCTTATATGATTCAATCGGTAGAGCATAAGGTTGAGGCTGGTCGGTTTATGACCTTTTTTGAAGGAATTAGAATGCCAATATATTCAATTCCAATGATAGACAAACAACTTATCTCAATTAATCAATCTGTTTATAATACAGCATTAAATCTCATAAAAAGAAAAAGAGAAACTAGTCCTGTAAATTCTGTAACATCTAATATAATTGCTATAGGAAATTCAATTCAAACAAACATCTCGTTTCAAGCAGTAGAACAAGGATTGTGTTTCAATTCTATTACTACCGCAAAAAACCCATATAATACATTCCAAGGAACTGAAGGAATTATAACATCAATTCCTATTTCTAATTTTGCTGAAAAATTAAAATCAATATCAAATAAAGCAACACGTGTTATGACATTTTTTACAGCCTATGTAAATGGTTATAAAGACGATAAAATAAATTCTTTCAATTATGATTTAGGTGGAACACCATTAGCTGGGTATCAAATACCAAATATAGATTACGGTCAATTAAATGTTAATTTGGACAAAAAATATATGTGTAAAAAATATCCAAATGGTGAAACATATCCTTTTGCAACTTTTACGGATTTTGATAAATCAATAAATTTTATTAAAACTAGATTTTCAGGTAATATCCTTAATCAAAATCAAAAAATAGGTTACAATGGATTATGGAATAAGGATAACGACATTGCCAGAAACGCAGTTATATTGTGGATTTATTACTATCCACAAAAAAGATTTCAAAATGATGATGAGTATATCAAATGGACAAAAAATAATTTAAATATGGTGGAGACTATTGGCACAATATCTAAACAATCATTAGAGCAAATGAAAAAATTCGGATTAATTTAACAAAAGTTCGTATATTTATAATAAAAAAAATTATGGAACTACAAAATATTTTGGACAACTATTTGGGTAAAAGAACACGATACACCCAAAAACAAGTTGGTAATGGTTTTAGTGAAGTTTGTGACTTGGACACTGGAGATTGTTATACTGTAAGAGAAAGAGATGGGTTAATTGAAAGAGTAGATAATACTATGAGAACAAATAGAAAAATTCAAGTTGAGACATCTCATGGAATAAAACAACTATTAAATGGATAAAATATGTCTATAGATAAAAAAATAATTCAAGAAATTAAACGTCACTATCAAATCAACAAATATGTGACGGAACAAGAGGCATCACCCGCTTTACCTGAAGTTCCAGCTGATCCAAATGCACCATTACCAGGAGCACCAATGGATCCAAACGCTATGGGACAAGCACCACTACCCGGAGCACCAATGGACCCTACCTTACCACAAGAACCACCAACCCCAGAAGTCATTGATGTTGCTCAAGATGCTGAAGTTGAAAAAATTGGATCTGATGGTGAAAATATGGAAACAGATTCAGGTTCAGAAGAACTTGATATAACGGATCTTGTCAATGCACAAAAAGGAATTGAAAGTAAACAAGAAGAATATTTTGATAAGATGTTCAAACAATTGGACACACTCCAATCTAAAGTTGGTGAAATGGATCAACTTATCGACAAAATTAATTCATTGGAAATGAAAGTTGAAAAATATAGACCAAAAACTGCTCAAGAAAAATTAGAGCTGAGAAGTCTAGACTCTGGTCCATTCAATCAAAAACTTACAGATTTTTTTGATGAGAAAGAAGAAGACCTTGAAAAGTCTGGAAAAAATGAATACATTTTAACTTCTGATGAGGTTGAGAATATTGTACCGTCTGACGTGAAGAAAAGTTTTGACATTACACTACCACCACCCCCCTCTAATTTCAGATCATATTATTGATTTTTAAAAAAAAATAATTAAAATTAAAGGGTCTTTTATGACCCTTTTTTTATGAACATTGAAAATATTCATCTTTGGGATGCGGATAATTGGACGTATTATGACAGAAACGTAAATATTATTACTTGGAGTGATGACTATAAAGTCAGATTAGGTAAATTCAATTCAATAGGTAGGGATTGTAATTTTTTTTTACATGCAAATCATAGACCTGATTGGGTTACCACATCTTCTTTATTATTAGGATGGGTCACACCTGAAATTCATAATATGCATATGGAAATGGGACATCCATCATGTAAAGGTGATATCATAATAGAAAACGATGTATGGGTTGGGGCCAAATCAACTATTATGTCTGGTGTCAAAATATCTAATGGAGCCGTTGTCGGTGCTGGGTCTCTTGTGGCAAAAGATGTACCCCCTTATGCAATTGTTGCTGGAAATCCAGCATCAATTATAAAATATAGGTTTTCCGAAGAACAAATACAAAAACTTTTAAGTATTTCATGGTGGAATTGGGATGAACAAAAAATAAAAGATAATGCAATGTTAATGTGGTCAAATAATATTGATCATTTCATTAAAATACATTATTAGTAAATGTTCGTGTTGATTTTTTGTAAAAATTTACTATCTTAAAAGGGTCTTTAAAACACTTTTATATTTTAACCAACTTAATTTTTACAAACAACATGATGAGTTCATTAGACGCCGTATTGGCACAGTACGAGAAAAACCAATCAGGAGATGGTTTATCTCAAGAGGAAAAAATGAAGAAATACTTCGCCTGCATCCTCCCACAAAATTCGTCCACAGGACAAAAACGAGTTAGGATTCTTCCTACAACAGATGGATCTTCACCATTCAAAGAAGTATATTATCACGAACTACAAGTCGGTGGTAAATGGGTTAAACTTTTTGACCCAGGTAAAAATGACAACGAAAGATCTCCGTTGAATGAACTATATGAAGAGTTGAGAGCAACAGGTAAAGAATCCGATAAAGAGCTAGCAAAACAATATAACTCTAGAAAGTTTTATATCGTGAAGGTGATTGATCGTGATGCTGAAGAAGAAGGTGTAAAGTTCTGGAGGTTCAAACACAATTACAAAAACGATGGTATTCTCGATAAAATTATTCCAATCTGGAGACAGAAGGGTGATATTACAGATCCAAAAAAAGGTCGTGATTTGATTATTGAAATGAGAAAAGAAAAATCTAACACTGGTAAAGAATACACAGCGATTCAAACCATTATGCACGACGATCCAAGTCCTCTACACAGTGATGCTCAAATTCAAAAAGAGTGGTTAGCAGATGAATTGACTTGGAGTGATGTGTACTCCAAAAAACCAATTGAGTATCTTGAAGCTATTTCTCGAGGTGAAACACCAAAGTGGGATCCTAATCAAAATAAGTATGTATATGGTAACTCGACCGAAGCAGAAACTTCAATGGGTGGAGCGCCTGTATACGAAGATCCTCAAGTTAACGCAGAACCAGACGAAGATCTACCTTTCTAACAAAAAAACATGTCAAAGATATACATTGCATCAGACCACGCGGGTGTTGATTTGAAAGCACTCCTTGTGAATAGAATACAATCGAATGGTTTAGTTGTTGAGGATCTGGGCCCCGACACCTATGAAGCGGTCGATTACCCAGATTATGCACACAAGGTGAGTAAAAAAATCTCAAATGAACCCGATAACATCGGTATTCTACTGTGTGGATCTGGCAATGGCACATCAATTACATCCAACAAATGGAAAAATGTACGGGCGGCAATTTGTTGGAACTCAGAGATAGCGACCTTGGCAAGGTTACATAATAACGCAAATGTTTTATGTATACCTTCCAGGTTCGTCTCTGCAGAAGATGCAATAGACATCTTAGATTATTTCTTAGAAACCAAGTTCGAAGGTGGAAGACACGAACGTAGGGTCAACAAAATTCATATTCCAACACATTTAATTTAATTTTATGGCAATTAAGAAAAAAGATTTTTCTGATATTAAGAAAAAATTTTCAACATCAGCAAAATATAAGCAACAAGAATATTTCGATTTAGGTCGTGAGTTCTTAGATGCTGTGGGACTTCCAGGTCCTGCGATCGGACATATCAATATGTTTTTAGGACATTCAGATACGGGTAAAACAACGGCATTGATCAAGTCGGCAATTGACGCGCAGAAAAGAAATGTTTTACCTGTCTTCATTATCACTGAACAAAAATGGGATTTTGGACATGCTAAAATGATGGGTTTTGAATGTGAAGAAGTTGTGGATGAATCAACGGGTGAAATAGACTGGGGAGGATTTTTCCTATTCAATAATAACTTTCAATACATTGAACAGATCACCGATTACATTAATGAATTACTTGATGCACAAGAAAAGGGTGAAATTGATTACGATCTAGTTTTTCTTTGGGATAGTGTCGGTTCTGTACCTTGTAAAATGACATTTGACGGTAAAGGTGGTAAACAACATAATGCGTCCGTTCTTTCAGATAAGATTGGTATGGGTATTAACCAAAGAATCTCAGGATCTAGAAAAGCTGAATCCAAGTTTCAAAATACTCTGTTAATTGTTGCTCAACCTTGGGTGGAACTCCCAGATAATCCATTTGGTCAACCTAAAATTAAAAGTAAAGGTGGTGAATCCATTTGGTTAAATTCCTCGATAGTCTTTCTATTTGGAAACCAAAAAGGTGCTGGTACTACCAAGATTACTGCTACAAAAGACAAAAGAACAGTGAAGTTTGCATCCAGAACCAAAATTTCTGTTTTGAAAAACCATATCAATGGATTAGGATATGAAGATGGAAAGATTATCGTAACACCTCATGGGTTTATTTCAGGAAAAGATACGGCAGAAGAAAAAGCATCAGTTGAGAAATACAAAAAAGAATATGCTGATTATTGGAAAGAAATTCTTGGTTTAGATGGTGAGTTTACACTCAAGGAAGAAACAGAAGTTGAACATGAACAAGAGTGAAAACATTATTGATCGATGGAGATAATTTATTCAATCTCGGATTCTATGGTGTCAGAGAATTTTTTGTCGATGGAAATCACATCGGAGGACTTTTCCACTTCATCAACGCAATTCGAAAACAACTGGACGAACACGATTACGACAAAGTCTTCGTGGTCTGGGATGGTGACCATAACTCACAACGACGTAGAGAATTATACCCAGACTACAAGTTAAACCGTAAGGAGCGACTCAATGAGTTTCAAAAAGAATCATTCAACATTCAACGAAACAAAGTTCAAAATTATCTAGAAGAATTTTTTATTCGACAATTAAGGGTGTCGTACAATGAGGGAGATGATTTAATTTCGTATTATTGTCATAGGGCAACCAAAGAAACCATTACCATTTTTTCTTCAGATAAAGACCTCCTGCAGCTTTTAAGTCCTCGGGTGAGTGTGTACTCACCAATTCATAAAAAGTACTTCCACGAAGACGACAAGGTCAAATTAGACCATATTGAAGTTCCACATTGTAATCTATTGCTGGTGAAAATTTTACTCGGAGATAAATCGGATAATGTTTTTGGTATAATGAACTTCGGAGAAAAAAAACTTGTAAAATTTTTTCCCGAGGTACTTGAAATCCCGACCTCAATTGACAATATTTTGTCAAAAGCAAAACAAATTTGTGAAACAAAAAAAGTTATAGGACTTGAAAACTTAATCAATGGAACCTGTAAAAAAGAAACAAGTGGAGAACAATATTTTATCAAAAGAAAATTGATTATGGATTTACAAGATCCGATGATCACACAAGAAGCAAAAGATCTGGTGGACGAACACATTCGAGAAAACATAGATCCAGAGGGAAGGAGTTATAAGAACGTAATCAGAATGATGACCCAAGATGGATTTTTTAAATACATACCAAAATCGGACGAAGGATTTGTTGAGTTCATTCGTCCCTTTATGAAACTAACTCGTAAAGAAAAAAGAAAATTCAACAGAGAACAAAATAATTAACAAAAAAATTTGAAAAACCAAAAAAACACCTTATATTTAATTAAATCAAAGAAATTATGAAAGAACAAGAATTAGTAAAGTTAGAATTTTTGATTACACTTAATAACAATATTGTAATTCAAAGATATTTTAACGTGAAAAATTACAACCAAAATGCCGAGAGGTCTATGGATGTCTATGAATATCTTAAAGATTTTTCTCATGAGTTTTTACTCGATCAAAAAATGAGAACAACTGTTTATATGATGGATCTAGCTAATGAAATAATGGAGGATCCATCTATACTAGAAACCTCTATGACCGAAGGCCCAGAAGTGTTTCACTTTAAAATTTTAAAAGATAATATGACAATTTGTCATAGATCGTTAGATGCGAAAATTTTCCCACCTAAAATAAGATACACCGTAGATATACGCCAGCAAGTAAAAAGTGTACTTCGAGACCTAACTGACATATTTTCATCTGAAGAATTAGAGACAAATTACCTTGACTATAGTCTAGTTTGATTGTATTTATCAAAACACAAAAACATATAAAGCATGTCAAGGAATTTCGAATATTTAGGTGAAACATTTCAAATACAACTCATAAATCAACTGATTGTAGAAAAAGAATTTTCGCATACCATCCTTGATGTTTTAGAGCCAACACACTTCGAAAACAAGTATTTCAAAACGCTTGTTCAACTCATCAAAGAATACTACATAAAGTATGAGTGTTCACCATCATTTGAAACTTTGTTTCAAATAGTGAAGAGTGAATTTCCTCAAGAGTTGATGTTGAAAATCTTAAATGACACCATCACTAAGATCCAAAAAGCACCAAGTGACGGTACCGCGTTTGTTCAAGAGAAAGCTCTGAAGTTTTGTAAACAACAAGAACTCCAGAAAGCTATCACAAAATCACAAAAGATTTTGGATAGTGGAGAATTCGAAAACTACGACAAGTTAGAAGAACTAATCAAAGCAGCACTTCAAGTCGGTGAAAATAATAAAAATGTTGTTGATGTCTTTAATGATTTGGATGACCTTCTTAGAGAAGACTTCAGGCATCCAATTCCGATGGGAATACCTGGATTAGATAATCTTTTAAAGGGTGGTTTAGCTAAAGGTGAATTAGGTGTAATATTGGCCGCGACCGGGGTTGGGAAAAGTTCAATTCTTACAAAAATTGCAAATACCGCATTTAATTTAGGTTATAATGTACTCCAGATATTTTTTGAAGACAACCCGAAGGTCATACAAAGAAAACATTTTACTATATGGACAGGTATCGCACCTGATAATTTACCAAATCACAAAGAAGAAGTTTTAGCTAAAGCCGATGAAATTAAAAACAATTTCAAAAATAACTTGTACATTAAAAAAATGGCTTCGGATACGTATACAATGACTCAAATCAAAGGGATGGTTCGGAAAATGATAGCGGATGGTAATCCTGTTGATATGATTGTTTTAGATTATATTGACTGTGTGGTTCCAGACAAAAACTTGGGGGATGAGTGGAAAAGTGAGGGATCTGTAATGCGAGGATATGAGGCTATGTGTCACGAGATTGGTGTTGTTGGTTGGACAGCCACACAAGGAAATAGAAGTAGTATTTCATCCGAAATTGTAACGACTGATCAAATGGGTGGCTCAATCAAGAAAGCTCAAGTTGGGCACGTGATTATCACAGTTGCAAAAACTCTTCAACAAAAAGAAGCAGGACTTGCAACAATAGCTGTGACCAAATCAAGAATTGGTAAAGATGGTGTTGTGTTTGAGAATTGCAAATTTGATAACGAAATGCTCATTATTGATACCGAAAACTCGGTGACTTTCTTAGGTTTTGAAGAAAACAAAGAAGAGAAAAAACGTGATAGAATTAAAGAACTGATGGAACAAAGACAACAAAGATTGTCAGAAAAAACAAAAAACTAAACTAAATTTATTAACTATGGAAAAGATTTTAATAGAAAATCCAAATCGTTTTGTCCTATTCCCAATCCAACATGAGGATCTGTGGAAGTTGTATAAACAAGCCCAATCTTGTTTCTGGACAGCAGAAGAAATTGATCTTCAACAAGATTTATCAGATTGGGAAAGATTAAACGATGGTGAGAAATACTTCGTCAAGAATGTATTGGCATTTTTTGCGGCATCAGATGGCATTGTAAACGAAAACCTTGCGGAGAATTTCCTCAAGGAAGTTCAATACACCGAAGCCAAATTCTTTTACGGTTTTCAAATAATGATGGAGAATATCCATTCAGAAACATATTCGCTATTGATTGACACATATATCAAAGATAAAGAAGAACAAAATACATTGTTCAATGCGATTGACACAATTCCCGCAGTGGCGAAAAAAGCAGAATGGGCATTGAAATGGATTAGTTCAGCTTCGTTCACCGAACGATTGATTGCCTTTGCTGCGGTTGAAGGGATTTTCTTCTCGGGTTCATTCTGTTCAATTTTTTGGTTGAAGAGACGTGGACTTATGCCAGGGTTAAGTTTTTCCAATGAATTGATTTCTCGTGACGAAGGTTTACATACAAACTTTGCAGTTCATCTGTATCGTCATCATATTGAAGACCAACTATCCAAAGAAAGAGTTTTGGAAATTCTTACCTCAGCACTAACAATTGAAAAAGAATTTATTACCGAATCACTTCCAGTGGATCTTATTGGTATGAATTCAAAATTGATGTGTCAATATTTGGAATACGTCACAGACAGATTACTAGTTGATTTAGGTATTGGTAAGGTTTATAATTCTGAAAACCCATTTGATTTTATGCAAAATATCGCTTTGGAAAATAAGACAAACTTCTTTGAGAAGAGAGTTTCAGATTATTCCAAAAGAGGTGTGGGTGATGTGATTGAAAACAAAGAATTAAATTTTGAAGAAGATTTTTAAAATTGAAAATAATGGAAGTTGTAAAAAGAGACGGTACTAGAGAATATGTGAAGTTTGAAAAAATTTCATCAAGAATAAAAAAGCAAACCTATGGTTTGAACGAAGACTATGTTGACTATTTTGAAGTATCCAAAAAAGTAATTGCTGGTTTGTATGATGGGGTCACAACCGAAGAACTAGATAGATTAGCAGCTGAAACCTCAGCCTCGCTGGTGACCAGTCACCCAGACTATTCAACACTAGCTGCTCGTATTGTGATCACCTCGTTGTACAAAAGGGTTGATAAAAGATTTACTAGCACGATTGACAAGTTGTATCACTACATCAATCCCAAAACAGGGGATAAAGCGGGTATGATTTCAGATCAAGTATACAAAGTAATTACTGAACACGCAAAAGAACTAGACGCTATGGTTGTTCATGATCGTGATTTTAATTTTGATTATTTTGGTTTCAAAACGCTAGAGAAGAGTTACTTGTTAAAAATGTTTGGCGAGGTCGCAGAAACTCCTCAACATTTATACATGCGAGTTGCTGTAGGTATCTGGCTTGACGATTTGGAAATGGTTCAAAAGACCTACGATATGTTGTCACAAGGATTGTTTACTCACGCAACACCAACACTTTTTAATGCTGGGACAAAAA